TTGATCATGGCACCTTCAGCTTTTGTTGGTGCAGCACCGAATCCGATCATTTGTACATCTTCTTCGAATGCTTTCATTGATTGCTCTGTAGAATATAATGATCTCCATTGTTCTGGATATCTNTCATATTCCATACCAAACACGGTNTTTAAACCTAGATTGAGCTGTTTGGTAAAAAGTGCTCTATTTAAAGCCATTTTTTAACTCCTATTGTTAAGGTTATATACCAGCGTTCTGAGCACCATAGAAAGATAGATTTATTACTACCTCTACATCTGCGTCAGCCCCAACTGCATTATTTGGATAATCAATTAATCTTAGTATTCTCAAAACTTTGCTTGTTGCAGCAAGAGTTGCGATATCTAATTCATCAGTTGAATGTCCGTAAACAGAATTTAATGTTCCAATAGTAACATTTGCAAGTTCTCCAGCATTAACTGCTGCGAAAGCTCCATTACATTGAATTCTGTAGGTTATATTTGGATCATCGTACACATAAGCTTTAGCAACAGCCGCATCCTTAGTTACTGTAGCAGTGGTCCAAACTTTTTCAAATTTAACATTGCCATCGGTATCAATATACTCAACGCCATAAAAAACACCTAAAGCTGTTCCGCCTGCTGTGCCTCTTATAAGTGTACCACTTGAATTAAGTGTTACAATATCTCCTGATGCCATTGAACCTGTTTGTCCACTAGCAATAGGATATTCGTTAGGTCTGATAACGCCGCCTGTTAAATGTCTTAATGGGACGAATCCCACAGGTGCATTTACATTTGCCATTTTTTAGTCTCCTAGTTTAGTTTAATTGCCTTCCGAACTAACTGTTGACTTAAAAGTCCTTTGAATAGGTTGACCTGGTGTTTCAGCACGGTTCATGTCATTTTCAACTGATCTCATTAAGTTATCAGTCATATTAGCATAATACTCGTTTCTTTGTTTTACCATTTCTGTTGGCATTTCACAAAGTACCATTCCTTCTATTCCTATGTGTCCTGCAAATCTGCCATGTTCAATCGTTGGAAAATGTTGAATCTCTTTGACCGTTTTAGGATCACGAGGTACCCAACCTTCTCTCAACCGTTTAGCTACATTTGTAGGCGTTTCCTGTCCTAATACCATAGTTGCTACCCATCTCTGAGCCATACCAGGTCTTGCTTCAGGCGCTTCTAATAAGTTACTCGGTCGCCATTTGATTCCTTTGTAGATTTCTCTACTCTAGTTTCATTGTTTATTTTATTATCTTTATTCATATTATCAGGCTCCTTCCTATTGTCCCGTGTCGCTAAAGCTTTTTACTTCTTTAGCAAATCGTTTTAGTGCTGCTTCATCAGTGATATCTATACCAAAATTTTTAGCGGTATCTAAATGTTCACTCGTGAGCTTAACTCTATTACTAGGTGTTCCTTTTTTACGAGAAACTCCAGCAACTGGAGACTGCACTCTATTGTTTTTTTGTACTACATTTTGTTCCGTTTTGGAAGTGTTTTCTTCTGATTTATTAAAATAAGGAAGACCACTTGATTTTAATCTTTTGGTCATTTCATCATAATATCCAGGATCATGCACATCCCAACCTTCTTCTGTTAATTCAGCATCAATTCCATAAGCCATGGCTGTTTCTTTTCTATAACCAGGTTTATTAAACCATGTTGAATTTTCTTTTACCCAATCTGTTGCTAAAGGCGGAGCTTTCTTTTCACTTTTTTCTTTTTGAGGTACTCTTGCAGCATAATCTTCTGTTTTAGTCATTTGACTACGAATTTCTGCCATACTTTCATACAATTTTACTTGTTGATCAGTATTACCTTCTTCAATTGCTGTTTTAAGTTGATTAGAAACACTAGAAAGTTGATTACCTAATGATTTATTAGCTATATCATAAGTTTTCTTTTCCATCATTGCTAATTTTTCTTCTAAATCAACATTTTTTTGTTCAGCTTCTGCTCTTTTAGCTACTTCTTTTTGGATTCTTTTACGAACTTTAACAGAATAAGGCATATCATCTGAATATTCTGGAACTTTGTTTTCTTCCAGTTTAACCTGTCTTTCATTTTCGTAAGTTTTATCTACTTCTGTAGATTCAGTAGAAGTTTCTTCTTGTTGTTGTAATTTTTCTAGTGGATTTAAAGGTACATCTACCTCTTGTCCTGCTACTACTTCATCAAGTTTAACTTCTAATTCTTCTTTTTGGTTTTTTTCGTTTTCTTGCATAGTTTCTCCTATGTTGTCATTAACTATTGTTAATGTATGTTACAGTTGTTGAGTTACTACTTCTGGATTTTCCAGAGTTGCAATAATCTCATCATCATTTAATAACACCATTTTTACATTTTGTACAGAAATTCTAGCTCCTGCATATCTACCAAAAATTACCCAATCTCCTACTTTACACCAAGGTTTTTTTCTATCGCTATAACATTCATTACCCATAGCTAATATTTGACCTACACTGTTTAAGTAAGATTGTCCATCTTTACTAGAATCCGTTAAAATTATTCCACCTTTAGTTTTTTCTGTTATACCTCTAGGTCTAATTAATATTCTATACCCTACTGGTTGTGGTATTTTTTTTGGTGTTGGTACATCATTATCTGTTGCCCATGATTCATTACTATTCATCTTCTATATCTCCTCCTTTTTTATATTTTTCGATTGTTTCATTTATAATACTAAAAGCTTTATCTAAACCCTGTCCATATCCATAGACACGTTTAAATTCAGATATATTATCTACACCTTTGTTTAATAAATTTTGTGATAGTTCTTGTTTATGATCTTTAATTTTTTTTTTAATCGCTTGAAGTAGGCGTTCCATTATTTTCTTTCTGTAACTTATTATATAGTTCACTAAAACTATGAGCTAAATCTTCTGCTGCTTGTGCAAATAATCTAGGTTTAACTTTTTTAATAGATACTTTTTTATTTTCTAAAAATTTTTTAGCTTGTCTTATTTCTTCTGCTTTTACAGTCATTATTATTATTTTTCTTCTCTTGCAACTTTACTTGCAACTTCTACTATTTTAGCTTTAGATTCAGCATCTTTTCTTGCGTCTTGTTTTTCATTTTGTTTAACACCTTGCATAAATCTAGCTTTTCTTATTTGTAGTTCTTCAGCTTTAAGCTGTAAACTAGCTTGATCTTTTTGTGCTTCTCTTGATTCTTTTTCTTGTTCAGGAGAAGGTGGCATACTTCCCATTAATTGTTGTGCAGCTTGTGCTGCAGCTGCTGCTATTCTATTTTCTTCTTCTATACTTATCTCTTGTGACGGTTCGTCATTTAATTCTCTATTAAAATCTCCAGAAGAAATAGGATTACCTGGTGGCACAGATGCTTGCATTTGTTGTTGATATAAATAAGCCATATGTTGACCCATATGAGCTAACATTGCTGGATATAATCTTTCTTTAGCTTCAGGATTTCCACCAAATCTAGGATCATTCATAAATTGAGAGTGAACTTGCATATGAGCTTGATGATCTTGATCTTCAAATACTTTAATTGGTTTAGCATTTAATACAGCCATATTTTCTGATACTGGATCACGTCTAGGAGTTTCTTCATCTTCTATCATCAGATCCATATAATCAGGAATATTAAGAGCTTGTAAAAATCTTCTTGTTGCTACTTTAACATCTACAATATCAGGAGAAGCTTGTGCTAATTGTAAACCTGTTTGTGCTAAAGCTATTCTTTGAGCTTGTGAAAATATATTAGGATCAGAAACTGGAACTACACTAATTGATTGTGTAAAATCTTTTCTTCTTATTTTTTTATTTTCCCCAATTACTTCAAAAGAATACTCATCATCTAAATATTCTCCATTTAATTCGTATATTAATTTAAATTCTCTACCTTGTGCTTGATGTATTCTTTTATGAATAGCTGAAAATACTTTAGATCCTTGTTCTATTAAAGCAATAGTAGTTCCAACTGGACCTGACCCAGCTGAATCACCAATCATTGCATCTGCAATAGAAGCAAAACGTCTCCCGGACTCTGTTAGTACTCCAAGTAATTGGAGTAAAGTAGGAGAAGGTTCTTTGAAAGGGAGAGGGATAAAACTCTTTCTCAAATCGTCTCCATAAGCTTCAACTTCTACCCATTCACCAGGAGAAACAGTAATGTCTCCACCTTCTATTCTTGCTCCTTTAGCTCTAAATCCTCCATTGAGGTTGGCAAAGGCAGCTGAATCTAGTAATGCTCTAAGAGCACCAGTGCTGGCATGTTGAAGTCCGCCGATCATTTGAATAAGACCGAAGCCATAAAAGCCTAAGCCCGGAAGATATTTATAATGTACAAAATATGTTCTTTTTCTTTTTAAAGTATCATCTTCTTTCCAATTTCTTCTAATTGATAAAACTTTTTGTGAATCATAATCAACTGTAACTATATAAGGTAATTCTAATTCATTATTATCTTCACCTAAATCTAAATTACAATGTATTTCTAAAACAGTATGTATTTTATCTGCCATACTAGGTGTCATACCTTCTAATCTTTGTAAAGTTTGTTCAACCATATCACCTGTATTAGAATCACCACCACCTTCAGCTTTAGTTAAAGGTATGTCTTTAAATGTACCAGATATTTGTTGTTTTCTAATATCGTTACGAGTAAGTTTCATAACTTGTGTATATCTATCAGCAGTTTCTAAATCTGTATTTTCCATAGAGATTACAAAATCTTCTGCTGGAACAAATTTAGAACAAATCCTATCTAATGTATTATCAAAATATATTTTTTTAAAAGCACTACCAGCAAGAGCTAAATAAAATAACATTTGATCTAATTCATTAAAATAATCTGGAATTTCTTGTGTAACTTGAAAGTTCATAAAATCTTGAACTCTTTGAGCTTGTTCTAATTTTTTATCTGTAGTTTTACCAATGATTTGTGTTTTAACAGGACCTCCAGCTGGAAACATTTCAGCAATAGCCCTAGCTTGAAATTGAGTTGCTGCTTCAGCTAATAATGGATGATGAACACCTGAAGCTCCCGGGAATGGGTCTTGTCTATCTTCAACAACTACACCTAACATTCTTAAACCTTTTGAATATTGGTCTTCCCAATTTTTACGAGAGCTTTTATCATCTTCATAAGCTCTTACTAATTGTTTGCCTATAAGATTAATTTCTGTTTCAGGTAATTCTTCAGCTAAATTAGAATAATGATTACTTTCAAAAGCTTCTTCTTCTTTTTCAGTTTGATCTTGATCAACATCTACATTTACTTTTTCACCTTTATCATTAGTGAATTGTAATTTTTTTTTATCTAATTCAACTTCCATTATTTAACTTTTTGCAGTTTTAGCAGAGGCTTTTAAAGCTTTAGTAGAAACAGTGCCTTTACCTTTTCTACTTGTGCCTGCTTTTTTTCTTTTGTTCATATTATAATACAAACCTTTTTTAGCAACTCGGCCACTTTTAGTTTTATGATATCCTTTTTTCATAAGTTTACCAAATCCTTCTCTGTTAATCACTTACTATTTTTTAAAACCGTAAGTACCTTTTGGTTTACGTGTAGCCTTAGCTACTTTTCTTCTTGAAGCCATAGACATTTTTTTAGATGATTGTTTACCACTCTTCATACCCATTGATTCATCTTTTCTTGCATTATAGCCTTGTTTCATTTTCTTTTTCTTTTTCATAGTTTTTAACATAACATTATACCTCCTGGTTCATACCATACTTTCCTAATAGTAGATATAAAACAAAAATATAGATTATTCTAGTATTAATTTCTTAATACTTTTTTCACCCATATAGACCTCAGTTTCAGCTTTTGACTTAATACAATGATATTCTACATTATTACTAGTGTTACTCCGCATAGCAATTCTTTTACCTTTTAAACAATTTGACATGGATTCTTGTATTCTATGTTCTTTAATCTCTCCATTAATAATCATCAACAAAGCTATTACGATTTCAGTCATGACTACCATTTGCTCTAACTTTATCTTTTAATTCTTCTACATCAGCCAATGTTTTTTCTAATTGTGCTTTTAAGAATTCTATATTAACCTTGTTCGTCATGTTTTGTTCTTGAGTTATTTCTAACTTCTCCGTTGTCTTGTACAAATCTTCTATCAAC